TCATGAAAGACTGGCGCAAAGACGAGAAGTTCATGGCCGCTTTAGAGAAGGCCCGAACTGAGGGGGAGAAGACCCTCTCCATCGTCACAGGGGACGCTAAGTTTAAGATAGGCTTTGAGGAGTTCTCGAAGGAGTTCCTAGGCAGCCCAATCTTTGACCATCACCGTTCTTGGATTGATATCCTAGAAGGACGTGAGCCAAGTTACATTCATGACTCGATGGTCTATGAGCCTGCTTCGCCGAAACGACTACTGCTGAACGTACCCCCCGAGCATGCCAAGTCTACCGTCATCACGGTTAACTACTGTGTCTATCGCATAGCCATGGACCCTAACATCAAAATTACCATCGTCTCAAAGACTCAAGAGCGCGCCAAAGAATACTTATACTCAATCAAGCAGCGCCTGTCTCATGAGCGGTGGGCTAAGATGCAGGCCGTCTATGGCTCTGTCGGAGGATGGAAAGAGGATGCAGATACCTGGAAAGCAGACCGTATCTACCTCAGCCGTGACTCCACCGAAAAGGACCCGACTGTTCAGGCCCTTGGTGTGGGTGGCCAGATTACTGGTGCCCGTTCTAACCTTATCATTCTTGATGACGTTGTTACTACATCTAACGCTCATGAATGGGAAAAGCAACTTCTGTGGTTGCAGCGAGACGTTGTAACTCGTCTTGGTGATTCTGGTAAGTTGCTGATTGTAGGCACACGAATCGCAGCAAATGACTTATACCGAGAGATTCGTAATGCCGACCACTGGACGGGTGGCAAGACACCGTTTACATACATGTCAATGCCAGCAGTATTGGAGTACAACGATGACCCCGAAAAATGGGTTACCCTTTGGCCAAAGTCTAATATCCCATGGGAAGGTTCAGATGAAAACATCCTTCCAGATGAGGACGGCCTTTATCCTAAGTGGAACGGGCCAGCACTGTTTCGCAGACGTTCAGAAGTCTCTCCTTCTGCTTGGGCACTTGTTTATCAGCAGCAGGATGTCCAGGAAGATTCTATTTTCCCCCCTGCTTGTGTCCAAGGTTCAATCAACAGGATGCGCAAGCGCGGACCTCTAAAGCCTGGTACGCCTGGTCATCCAGAAGAAAAAGGTCAGTGGTACACCATCATGGGCTTAGACCCAGCGATGAGTGGTAACACCGCTGCTGTTATTATGACGGTTGACCGTCAGACAAGAAAACGCTACATCCTCGATGTAGAGAATATGCAAGAGCCTACTCCTCAGAAGATTCAAAAGTTAATTGAGGCGTGGGTTGAGAAGTATCGTCCACAAGAATTACGTATTGAGACTAACGCTCATCAGAAGGCCTATGCACTAGATGAAGTCTTACGTAACTATCTTGCCTCCGCTGGTGTCAGATTCTCTAGCCAGTTTACTGGTAGAAATAAATGGGATACAGGCTTTGGTGTGGCTGCTATGTCAGGTCTCTTTGGGACTATGCGCAGTAACACACATCAAGATGACAACTTAATAGAACTGCCATCGCAAGATGGTTCAGAAGGTATCAAGGCTTTAATCCAGCAATTAATAACCTGGAAGCCAGATACCAAAGGCAAGACAGACTGCGTAATGGCATTGTGGTTCTGTGAACTACGTGCGCGCGAAGTAATAGGCACAACAAGAATGAGCCAGAGCCATATCCCAAACAAGTGGGCTACGGCAAAACAACAAAGCAATCGTTACGTTGTTAATCTCAACGATTACGAACTTGCTCAATACGAATAATAGGAGAAAGAAATGGCAGCAAAGTCAGCAGATTCAGCGCGCGCTAAGAACACAGCCTCAGTTGCACGCAAGTCTTCAGTAGCAAAGTCAAGAGCAGCAGATGCATCAGCACGCGCATCAATGCCAAAGATGACAAAGAACGTTGTATCACAGGCTACAATCAACAAGATTAAGTCAGATGGTATGACAGCAGCACTCGCAAAGGTTGGCGCTGGTAAGGCATCAGCAACATACACAGAGGGTGTAAAGCGTATGTACGGTGCTAAGCGTATCATTACAGCAAAGAACAAGGCTGCAAACGCAGCAAAGTCAGGTCGCTCAAACTCACCATACGGTTTTGGTGGAACAGGCACACCTGGTCGCCGCAGCAGTGGTGGCGGACGTTCTTCGTCATCAATGTAATTTTTTTAACCAATCGATAGGATAACAATGGCAGACATCAAACTCATCGCACGTCGCGTAGAGGCTATGAAGCATCGTGCTTTTGAGCGCGATAGTCAAATGGCTAACGTGCTTGCTGTGCGTCAAGGAAAGATGGTCGAGATATTTCCCGACATGTTTCCTGAGGGCATGTCTCATGCTATGGTTGCAAACTTCGTTGATGTTGCAGCACGCGACTTAGCAGAAGTATTAGCACCACTGCCATCTATTAACTGTTCTACTACAAATGTAACATCAGACCGCGCACGCGCGTTTGCTGACAAGCGTAGTATGATTGCTAATAACTATATTTATCATTCACGTTTACAGACGCAGATGTATCCAGGTTCTGACCAGTACTTCTCATATGGATTTTTACCAATCCATGTGGAAGCAGATTGGGATAACAGCCTGCCTCGTATTCGCGTAGAAGACCCTACTGGTGTCTACTACGAACGTGACCGTTTTGGCCGTTTAGTTGCATATGCTAAGCGTTACAATAAGACAATGGCTGAACTTGTCAATGAGTTCCCTGAGTTTGACCGTGCAATCCTTGGTCAGTATGGCTATGACCAGAATCTAAATCAAGAGATTGAAGTTATCCGCTACATGGATAAAGAATCAATTATCTTGTATGTTCCTTCACGCAAAGATTTAATTCTTAGTTCTGCTAGAAACCCTATGGGCAGAATGACTGTTGTCGTCGCTGAGCGTCCATCTATTGATGGAAAGCCTCGCGGACAATTTGATGATGTAATTTTCGTACAACTTGCTCGTGCTCGTTTTGCAAACCTTGCTATGGAAGCGGCTGAAAAGTCCATCCAGGCTCCACTCGTAGTACCTGATGATGTTCTGGATATGCCTATGGGCCCAGATGCAATCATTCGTACTAACCAACCTAATGGTGTTGGGCGTGTTCGTTTGGACATTCCCGCGGCTACTTTCCAGGAGCAATCAGCCCTCCAATCTGAATTGCGTTTAGGTGCTCGATATCCTGAAGGTAGAACTGGAAACATCGACGCTAGTGTTATCACTGGCCAAGGTGTCCAGGCATTACTTGGCGCTTTTGACTCTCAGATTAAGGCTGGTCAAACAGTTCTTGCTGAGGTGTTAGAAGATGTTGTCAAGTTATGTTTTGAAATGGATGAAGTCCTTTTCAATAAAGAAAAGAACGTCAGAGGCGTAGCGCAAGGAACACCGTACGAGTTAAAGTACATGCCAAGCAAGGACATTAAGGGCGATACTTCGGTAGAAGTCCGATATGGCTTGATGGCTGGATTAGACCCTTCACGTGCCCTGATTTTCTCTCTTCAAGCATTAGGTGCTGATTTAGTATCTAAAGACTTCATTCGCCGTGAGTTACCATGGAGCGTTAACGTTACTATGGAAGAACAACGTATTGAGATTGAAAAGATGCGCGAAAACCTTACTGCATCAATTACTGCGAGCGCACAAGCGATTCCAGCAATGGTTGCACAGGGTCAAGACCCAACTAAGTTAATCCAAAATATTGCCGATGTCATTGAACGTCGTCGTAAAGGGGAGAGCATAGAGTCTGCTGCGTTGGCAGTGTTTAAGGTGGAAACACCTGAACAGCCTCCACAGACAGAGATGGCTCCGCCAGGCACACAAGGCCCAGTTGAGCAAGCGCCCCCGTCCCCAGCGGCTCCTGGACAACCTTCTGGCGGAGCCCCTCAACAACAGGGAGCACCAGCAGATTTAGCAACAATGTTAGCAGGACTAGGATAAGGAACTCAAATGGCTACAAGAAAGAAGAAAGTAGTTGACGATAACTACTCGAAACTAGACCAGTACGCTATTGAGTTACATGAATTTTATAAGTCATTGCGTAAAGCAGGATTTTCAGTTGAAATCTCATTAGGGGTTTTGGGAATGAAAGAAATCCATCCTGAATGGATGGTAACAGCACCAACTTTAGATGAAGTAAGAAAACACTTAGAAGAGGACGAAGACTAATGGCTATTAATGAAAAAGTCTCAGGTGTGGGAGCAAATGCTTCTCGTACCGATAAAAACCTCTCTGAGCGCGTAGCACGCGTACAGCGCGAAGCAAAGATGCAAAATGCATCTGGCGGTGGCTATGGTCAGCGTGCTGAGTTAGAATCAATTGCTGGTGGCGCACCTACTAATGTACCTACACCAAGTATGCCAGAACCATCACCTGTATCTCAGATTCCTACAGTCAATGCATTTGAACCAGGCTCAGGTCGTCAAGGTATTCCTCTTTCAGATGGCGCAGAATTTGGTCCTGGTCGTGGTACAGAAGCACAACCATTTCCTGTAAACGCACCAAATCCTGATTCTATCTTCGTTCGCGCTATGGCTGCAGCAAACCCAGAGTCACGT